GAGACAAGGTTAATTTGTAAAGGGTGTAATGAAAATGAGAATGCTACCCTGGCATTTTTCCAGGAACGTGGTATTAAAGACAGAAACGCCCTTGCTACCATCATGGGTAATATTCGTCAGGAATCAACTTTTATTCCTAATATTTGTGAAGGTGGTAGCAGAACCAGTTGGCATAACTGCTATGGTGGTTATGGACTGATTCAATGGACATCTGCCAATCGTTATTATGGATTGGGTGATTTTGCTAAGAAGAATGGTGGTTCTCCATCATCTCTTCACACGCAACTTCGTTATCTGACCAATGAAGTCCAATGGCAACGTATTGAAGACAGGATGAAAATCCCTGGTAAGTCGATCAATCGTTACATGGACTATGCGTATAGTTGGATTGGTTGGGGGTATCATGGTGCTCGTACATCTTATGCTCATGAGTATGCTTCCAAACTGATCACGGTAGAAGTTTGATATATAAGGGGAGTGCTGCAGAACTCCCCTTTCTTATGTTTAAGTTTGGAAAACAAAAACCAGATATAAAACAATATGCTATAATAGGAATTATATTATCTTCTCTTATAGCAGTGCTCTCACAATGCACTGGAGTATCCGAAGATGGACTTTGGGACTTATTGGATGAGATTCAAAGAAAATATTTTCCACAAACTATTCTTAATGAGTTTGTTATTAAAGATCCTGAAAAACTGAATAGAAGAATCAAACGTGATGTTGATAGATCGATTGATGAGGTCACACCTGAATATGATCGCATTATCAACGAATCAATAAAGAAACCTAGATATGTTGAGAAACCACCAGACGGCAGTGAGGCACAGAGACTGCTTGGTGGGGAAATGAGAATCTGTGCCCCTTGGGTTGACGACTGCCCCAAGGACTGATATAATACTCTCATAGGCAAAGGGGGTCCAAACCTCTTGTAAGTCCTGCCCCTCCTATGCCTCTCAACGATGCACAAACCAGGAGGACTCTAGGGCTCATAGTTAAATGGAGATAACCATTGCCTTCTAAGCAATTGTTCTAGGTTCGATTCCTAGTGAGCCTGTTATAAGTAACATATGTGTAAGTTGTTGGTCTTATAAATAATTATAAGATATTTTAATTTTATGAGAGAGCATCATACTAAAAACAAGGGGGATTTGGGAGTTTTAAAGGCACAACTTGATTTGTATGAAAAGGGGTATTTAATTCTTACCCCTCACACTGAACATTCTCCATTTGACCTTGTTGGATATAAAAATGGTAATTTTTTGAGAATACAGGTCAAATATAGAACAGCAAAAAATGATAAAATAGAAGTTCCTTTTAGTACTTGTTGGGCAGACAAAAACGGTACACATATTCAAGAGTATGATAAAAATGAAATTGATGTAATGTGCGTTTATTGTCCCGATACTGATAAGTGTTATTATGTGAATCCAAAGGAATGTAATAAAACATTTAATTTGAGATTATCTACTCCAAAAAATAATCAAAAGAATGGAATACATTTGGCAGAAAACTATACAGAAATTCCTATTGACATAATCTCAAAACTGGTGTAATATATAAAAGTGATAGAGGGTAAGTCACTGTTATATCCTTATGAGATATATCACACTTACTCCATCATTCCACAATAGCTCAGCGGTAGAGCTATCGACTGTTAATCGATTGGTCCCTGGTTCGAATCCAGGTTGTGGAGTTAGAAGGTCTGGAAATGTCTGGATCTTCTATAAGAGTCGGGATCATCATATCCGACTCACTAAATCCTAAGTTATCTTAGGTCAGGGGGATGGCCTCCCCTGTTTTGCCCTTGTAGCTCAGCTGGTAGAGCACCGCTTTTGTAAAGCGGTTGTCGCAAGTTCAAGTCTTGTCGGGGGCTCTTGACATAATAATTATTATGTCCTATACTTTCCTTGTCCGTGTGAAGGAAGTACATGTGGGGTTCCGTGCCTGTGAAGGGAAACCTGAGGCTGGGTAAATCCCCACCATTTGCGGAGTTAGTTCAGTGGTAGAACGCTATCCTTCCAAGTTAGATGTCGTCGGTTCGAGTCCGATACTCCGCTCTTAAACAACTTTTAACCTGTATCTCCAAGTCATAACACTTGGAGATTTTTTTGTGCTCTTATGATACTCAAATAAAAGAAACGGTATCATCAAGGTTAAGTGTATATTAAGATACAATATATACCAAGGTTTTATCTTGAAGAAGGTTAACCAACCCTTAACGACAAACTATCTTGTTTGTGTTAAGATAAACAAGTCAAAAGACAAAAGTATTTTAAGGAGATTTTTATGAAAGCAATCGCTCTTGCTGCGATACCCTTTCTCGCAGCACCTGCCCTTGCTGCCCCTGCTATTAATGGAGCAGGTGCTACTTTTCCCGCACCTCTTTATCAACGTTGGTTCCAGGATTATGCTGGTGCTACTGGTAATCGTGTGAACTATCAGTCCGTTGGTTCTGGTGCTGGTATCCGTCAGTTTGTTGCTGGAACTGTGGACTTTGGTGCTTCTGATGAACCTATCAAGGCAAAAGAAGCAGCAAAGGTCAAGCGTGGTTTTGTTCAGATTCCTGTAACTGGTGGGACTATTGCTGTTGCCTATAACAAGCCTGGTTGCAAACTGAAACTCACCCAGAAGCAAGTTGTTGATATTTTTGCTGGACGCATCAACGACTATAAGCAAGTTGGTTGTGCTGCTGGTAAGATGGTGGTCGTTCATCGTTCTGATGGTTCTGGAACCACTTTTGCTTTCACCAACTCTCTGGATGCCTTTGGTGGTTGGACTGCTGGTGTTGGTAAGTCTATCAACTGGCCCACTGGAATCGGTGCCAAGGGTAATGAGGGTGTTGCTGGTACGATCCGTAACACCCCTGGTGGTATTGGTTATGTGAACACTGGTTTTGTGCGTGTAAACAAACTCCAAGCTGCCGTGCTTCAGAACAAGGCAGGAAACTTTGTTGGACCTTCTGCCGTAACTGGTGCTGCTGCTCTGAATGGTATTAAACTAGATGCTGTAACCCTTGCTGGTGAAGATCCTAACCCTGCTGGTGCTCGTGCTTATCCTATTTCTACTCTCACTTGGATCCTTGCTTATAAGACTGGAAATGGTGAGAAAGCAGAAGCAGTCCGTGATGCTCTGAACTATATGTTGAGTGGTAAGGCACAAATGCTTGCTGATGATCTGGGGTATGTTCCCCTTGCTGGTTCAGTCCTTCATCGTGCTCGTTTGAAAGTTAATCAGATTCAAAAGTGAGACGGGCTTGACTGATCTCAAAGAAAATGTTAAAGTGTATAAGTTAAGACATCCGAGCCTCAACTACTCGCTTGGATACAAAAAACAAACTGGAGTTATGTCGGAACTCCTATCATCCGCAGAAAAATCTGCGAGAAAAATTAGAGGTACTATTATGTTTAAACCCGCTATCGCAGCTGTTGCAGCTGCTCCTTTCCTTGCTTCGGCTGCGTTTGCTGGCCCCTATGTAGAAAGCAAGACCACTTCTGCTCTTTCTGATGGCACCTACAAGGGTGCTCAGACTGAACTTCGCATTGGTTACGAAGATAAAGTTGCCAAAGGTGTTACCGTTTTTGGTGAAATCGGTCCTGGTTATGAGTGGACCAAAGGCACTAAGACTACTACTGGTGAAGTGGTTACCGTTGGTGAAGTCGGTGTGAAAGCCAAAGTTGCCAAGAATGTTAGCGTTAATGCTAAGGTGACTGGTGAGTACGGTGGTACTACCGAAATCTTTGACATGGGCGGTGAACTGAAGGTGCGTTATTCCTTCTGATACCTAACTACATAATATAGAATTGGGGGTTGACAAGACCCCCTTTTTAATGTATTATAGATAACGAGTTAGGAGGTTTATGTCTCTTATTTCCCAAAAAGACCGTGAGATGGTGATTGATGCTCTTGAGTTTTATATTCAGGATATGAAAAAGAACAACTGTAACGAAGCAGCAATCTATTCATACAATACTCTTCTCAAATGGATCGAATTGGAATATTTCAAAAATGAAAATTAATCTGTGGTATTGTGCCGATATGAAACAATGGCGTTGGACATTAACTGATGACCATCGACCTATTGTAAGGCAAGAGTCGGGCCAAAGAGAACATCTACGGGATGCTATGAATGATGTGGCAAATACCGTAGAATATATGATGGACAAATTTTAATTTTTGGGCGATTAACTCAGCGGTAGAGTGCGCTCCTTACAAGTGTGAAGTCACTGGTTCGAATCCAGTATCGCCCATTATAAATACTTTCAAAAAGAAGTATAATGGAAACTCTATATAAACTTTTGAGTGATACACAGGCATCACTCTTTCTACTGTTTCAAAAAACCTGGGTCTATCATTGGCATATTGTCGGACCTGACTTCAAACAGATTCACGATCTGTTTGGAGAGCAATACCTTGCTATTCAAGAAGAAGTTGATCGTATCTCAGAACACATGAGATTTTTAGGTGTTAAACCAATTAGTTCTCTTTCAAGAGTTGTAGAAGTTTCTGGAGTTTCAGAAGCAAAATCTAATATTTCTGAAATGGAAATGATTCGTGATCTTTTGGAAGATCACAAAAAAATTGTTACTATGCTTGATGCAGCAGCTGTAGAATCCGAAAATAAGAGATCAAGGGGTACTGTTAATCTTCTTGATGATTTAAATGAAGCACATGGAAAATTCATTTGGATGTTAAGATCATTTACTGAATAATTATTACAATGGAAAACATAAGAATCAGGTGCCGCTCCTGTGGTAGGGAGTTAGAGGGGCATCCTACGAAAACGATTACCTGCGGTTGCCCAAATATGGCAACGATTCGTGGAGATAAAATTTCAGCAGTTGACTTATCATCTGTTGTTATGCTAAACTCTTATCACACAAAAACAAAAACTGGTGTTCTTACTAATGAAGATCTTGCCTTTCAGGAAGCAAGAAAACAACGTAAAGTAAAACGTCTAGATTTTGAAGTCCGTTGATATATAAATATTTCATAGGATAGCAATAAACCACTATGCCTAGAAATACAAATTGTTCTTGTTATGTTTGCAAAAAACCAATATATAGAAGACCATCTCAAATAGAATCTGGTTTAGTTTTTTGTAGCACTATTTGTGTTGGAAAAAACAGTAGAACAAATGAAAAATCTTGCCCAGTCTGTGGTAAAATAATTTTTGGGAAATCAAAAACTTGTTCTAGAACCTGTTCCAATAAAAATAGAAATGGTATAAAATATGATGGATTAAATAAGAACAACAATGCTTCCAAATCAAAAATTTTAAAAGAAAATCTTTCTAAAATTAGAGGCGGTATTTGTCAAGAATGTGGTAATGAAAATTATAATATTCTACAAGTACACCACATAATTGAGAGATGTAATGGTGGAACAAATGAAGAAAGTAATTTAGAATTACTTTGTCCAAACTGCCACTATACAAAACATTTGGGATACTCAAAATATGGAGAATAGCACCGATGGTCGGTAAATCGTCTTGAAAACGATGCCAGGGTAACACCTGATAGTTCGATTCTATTATTCTCCGTTTACAAATATTACAAATTTAATAATGTCTTAATGTGTGTTTTTGTATCAACACAAACTTGACAGGTTAAAAATACTCACTAGCATAACTAGTAGTATTCAACCTAAAACCTATGGATCAGCACACCTACGATAATTGGGTGAAGATCAAGGAGACCTTTGAAGCCTCTGGGAACATGGATAATATGTTCTATAAGAGAGCAGTTGAAATAGTTAAAACTCGCAGGGATCCTCTTGCAAAGTTTCTTGGAGATGAAAAATGATGGAACCTTTTGATGATGATTATGCAACTTGTTCTGAAGTTCAGGAGATGATCGATGCTGCTATACGAAGGCACAATCGGAATGCTTCCATTATTTCTATGTGCGTTGGTTGGGTTGTCCTTGCTTTATTTGCTGAAGGACTTCTAAGGTTGGTTGGAGTTATTCCCCCTCTACTACCATGGCTCAACATTACCCTGAAATAATTGGTATCGTTTTCTTGTTAGTATTTGCTGCCACGATGTTCTATCAAGGTACTTGTATTCTGAGAGGTCAAAGGGGTTATTCCCTTCGGGATTATATGAGACAGGATAGTACAAACATGCGTCAAAGAATAGAAGAACTACTCAAGGACAAATGAAAGTTATCACGGAAGAAGATTTAAAAGAATTATACGAAAGAATACTTCATCAAAAAATGGACGAATTGTTTGAAGAACCATCTACTTATGAGGACGAATATGATGGCGATGGAATGGCGGGAATTTATTGATTTTCTTGGTAAACAAATCTTGATTTTTATTGTGTTTATGTGTGGTCTTATTTTGGGATATGTTCATGGGTTAAGAGAGGGGCA